CCACGGATGCTTCGAACATCTCTTTCATGACCTTGAGTTCAGTGTCCGAGGGTTTCTTGGGCAGGAACTCTGCGAGATCAAAAAGTCCATGTGCCGCGAGGGCAGCCTGTTCCGCCTCTGTGAGTGCGGATTCCTTACGACTCCATTTTGAAGTCGAGTAGTCTGCGTAGCCACCTTTTGAAGTCTTGGTGATACGGAAATCCAGACCACGCAACAAATCTGTTGGTAATTCTTCCAGTTCGGGATCCATCAGGGCCGACTTGATGATGGTGAAGATCTGAGGACCGATGATGAAACGTCGGATGGGATTCTCCGGTGTCTTGTCTTCGGAGAGAGGATTTTCACGCACAAAGCCTTGGAACACATAACTGCGTTTTTTCCAATACTTGCGACCCATGTCTTCAAGAGCCTTGTCTTTGAACCAGCCACGAACCTCAGCCAAGATCGGACAAGCGTCGCCCCACATTTCCACGCAGGGCACTTGGACCTGTACCTGTTTTGAATCCATTTCGCCTTTGATGCCGGCGAATGGCAGTTTGATCATGGCTCGCTCTGCCCAGAAGAAAGTGTTTTTGGCATTGCCATCAGGTAAGAAACGGAGTGTGGCACTCTGTCCTTCGTCGATGTTCCAATGTGGGTAAATTGCGTTGTCGCCGCCGGTGGATTGTCCGCCTTTGTTAGACTCTGCGGCTGCGAGTCTTGCACGGATTTCTGCTAAAGATGCCATAATATGATTGTCCTTTCGTTGCCTATTATGATTGTTGCTACTTGCCTAAGTGTACTGCTTGCCTGTCACGCACACTTGACTACAGTGTACGTGGAGTATTTATCAAAGTCAATGTGTATTTGAGATTTTTTTTGCCTAACCGCGGGCCAGTTCCATGAGCCGGTTGAGTTCATCACGTTGGCGGCTTTCTGAACTCATGTTGCTTGAACGGGTCATCATCACTCCATCCACATCAAGATCTTCGCTGACTTCACCGCTGAGAGTCTTCACTATCTCTGCCACACGCTGCTCGCTCATGCCGTCGGTGCCACGCACACGCGGTATGCCACCGTGCGCATACACAGAAAATATGCCATTGGATATGGGATCACGATAGTAAAAGGTATTGGAATAATCTTCTGCGGTAGAAGTATCACGGAATCCTGGCAGCATACGCACGTCTAGATTGCCCACGGTGTGTATGGCACCTTCCGGGGGTGATCGATCCAGGCTCACTGGTTCAAACTTCACTGATTCTTCTCGTATCCGCATGGGCATCACACCACCTGTGGGAGCACCTACCAAGGTTTCCTCTACTGCAGCCGCCGAAGTAGGTGGTTGGGTGGGTTGATCTGGTGTTGCGACCAGTGCAGGTTGTGCAGGCTGTTTGACGGGCACGCCCAGTTCGGCCATGCGTTTCTGCACCCTGGGATCATCCCAGGCATTGGCATCTGGATCTGTCAGAGCCATGTCTTCCAGGATGTCGAACAGTTCGTCATCGCCTAGGATGTCATACAGTTGTTCGGTGGCGTTGGTCGCATCGGGTCCTACTATGAGTTCTCGACTCATGAGAGCAGCTAATTGTTGTTTTGCTTCCGGAGTATCCGGCTTGGCCCAGGTACCTTCTGTGACCGCATCGGCCCAGCCTTCAAATTCTGTGATTTCTTTCATGCCCGTCTCCATCTCACTCAAACGTGCCAGCACTGGCAATGCTTCTTCGATCCTGTGATCCAGGGTCTGTTCAATAAACATGTCACGTATGGCCTCTGCTGTGACTTCGCTGTCGGTGAATTGGGCAGGATCAAAACTGTCTCGGGCTTCGCGATAGCCACGCTGACCAATCATGTGTTTGGCCTTGGCTTTGAGATCTGCATAGTGTCGCACTGCGGCTTCAATCAAGGCAGCAGCATCTCCGTCAAACCCTCGGCCACGAGCCGCACGCACGAAACGGCTAAGTGTGTGCATTTCTGACATGATCTCATTGATATGCTGACCAAAAGCATCATAGGGCGTGCCACCTTCGGCCACATGGCGTGCCAGCATGCGACCATGTGTGAGGCTGCGGCTGGGTACACGGAAACGCTCACCGTCTGCGGTTTCCACGAACAGGCTTTCTATGGCACGATAGCGTGCTTCGCCTTCGGCTATGTCTCGGCTGTGCCGGATCACCAGGCGTGCGTTCTTGGGTTGATCTGAATATGATACCTTGCGTGTGCCATAGTAGCCTTCAAACAGGCCTTCCCGGATGGCTGCCATGCCCTGCATGGTGTATTTTAAACGGTTGAGATTGTTGATTTCAAAGGTCAGCAAGTTACGGGTGGCGAACTGCTTCATCTGTTCCAGGAACTGGTACCAAGACTGTTTGTCATCGCCTTCCATGCTGCGGCCCAGATTGTCACCAAAGTACACTTCCAGTTGATTTTCTGCACCCAGCAACACCACCACTGTGCCGTAGTTTTTGTCCGCGGTCTTATAGTCGAAACTGAACAGTTCGGCTTGACCAGGATCTGTCACTGCTCGGCCTTGGCTGTCCAGGATTTCGGGCTCAAAATCCCTGGTGACCAAAAGATTGTACAGTTTGGCAGCGGTGGTATTTTCCATATCGATTATTTACCTAACCCATGCTCATCACAAATGGCAAGGGCTCAATCAAGGTTTCGGTGTGATCTCGCATGTGTGTGTCCAGATCGCTGTGGTAGCTCTGCAAGATCTGCAGCATGCGGATCACCAGCAAGGTGGCCATGACAAGATCATCGGTCTCGCCTTGCTTGGCAGCATAACTGGTGCCTGAAGCTACGAATGTTTTAAACTCAGATATAAGGCTACGGCTGTGTATCCGCATGCGATTGCTTTCCACTAGATGCTTGAGTTTGGCACAGGCCGCCAGTTTGGGCTTGTGCGTGGTATTGAACCCTTTGCGGAATCTGCGGCCACTGTTGCTTCCGGGTTCGGATAAGAAATATCCGCGGATGTTTTCTTCACCGAATTCAGAGATCGAGATCAAGGCAGCTTCACCTATGGAGTTGTTTTCCACGGTGTAGTATATGACCTTGTCATCCTTGGTCACATCGTAGATGTGCTGGATTATGTTTGACAGTATGCGTACCTGCGAGGGTATGTCTGTGCGATTGTGCCGCCATTCTGCCACCTGCTCTGTGGAATTGGCTTCAAAAACTTGGATGGCCGCGGGATCACCTCCCGTGCCCAGGCTGGGGTCCAAGCCCACCACATAGATGCGATCTCGTTCAGGTCGTTTATACCAACGCACTTCACCGGTCTTGTATTCGGGTTCTCGGCCTTGTAGATCTATCAGTTTGGCCGGTGCGATAAGAGTCTCATCGTTAATGATGAATTCGCAGTCCATCTCTCGGCGGAAACGATCTGTGCCCAGAGCCGCACGCTGTTGTTGTGCCCAGGCTTCGTCGCGATCAGGATGCTCGTTCCAGAAACTGCGATACGCTTTAAATCCGTTCTGACCTACTTCGATGGGATTGCCGTATTCATCCTCGCAGCGATTGGCACCCTTCCACAGCAAGGCAAACTGATCTTCGTCACTGTTGGGAGTTGATGTGATAATGGCTTTACCACCAGTGGCCAGGGTAGGCGATATTGAAGTCCAGAACTCCGTGGCTATGGTAGGCCGCACAAACGCAAACTCATCTGCGTACAGCAAAGAGATTGACATGCCTCGGCCGGTGTTTTCTGTAGTGGTGGCCGACACTATGCGGCTGCCGTTGTCAAATGTGAGACTGCCTTTGTTGTAGTCCACTGCTCCGGCACGTATGTGATCAGGCACTGATTCATAGGCATAGCGTATCCGTTGCATGATCTCCTGCGAGCCTGTGTACTTGTGTGCAGCCACTAATATGGTAGAGTCTGGTACGAACATTGCATACCAAAGCAGATAGCCCGCGGCCGATGTTGACTTACCAGTCTGTCTTGGCATCATCGAGATACTGAAACGGTAACTGTGATAGGTGTCGATCAGCCGGCGTTGATAATCATAGGGATGATACAGCATGCGACCACGAGTGGGATGCTGTATGTAGAAAAAATTGTCCATGAAAGTGATAGGACCCGACACAGGATCAGCACACAGGCGGAATTCGTCGATCTGCTGTTGGGTGTATACTTGCCGGGTGTGTGGTGCTTTGATCAGCACTATTTCATTGGCTCGGCTCATAGAAAATTATTTATTTCTGGCCATAATTTTACAAATTGCTCTTTTTGATTCTGATGATATGTGTTTTCAATTTTGTCAATATGTTGCTTGAATTGTTGTATCAAGGATTGACTGTCAAGATGTTTTTCATTGTTAATTTTTGCCTGTTGTAAAAATAAATTTTCATCTTTGGTGAGATCTGTTTTATCCAATATTGATTGTAAATGCTCTAATGCGAGATTCCTTATTTGCTGACCCAGTTGTAAAGGATCTAAAAATCTAGGCTCAAATAAACTCTGCCAATGGATAGTGAGACCGCGAGATCTTGAAAATTCGTAGAGTTCATGTATTCTCGTCGCACTGTAAATATTATAAACAGCATGTATGCCACCATAATGTCCATGATTGGCCATGAGTTCCTGTATCAGATCAAGATTGTGCAACAAGGTTGTCCAACTGGCACCATGTCTCACATACTCAAATCTTTGTTCAATATTATCAAAACTAATACTCCAACCAACATGCCTTCGTTGAGATAATTTTTTAAACAACGTATTGTGTTCTAAATTTCCAACACTGGCATTGGTAATCAATGTTACTGTGCATTCTTTTGGTATTACGTCCAACAATCTTTCATTTTCTGGCAGTAACAAAGGTTCTCCACCGACCAAGGCCACTTCACGGATATGATCATGATGTTTCTCGAGGTAATCACACACCGATTCATAATAAGGTCTAACGCCTGATTTAACTGGGAATCCGTTGAATGCTGCCCATTTTGAACTGCTACTATCGTTGCAGTAATTGCAACTCAAATTACAGGTAATGTTCCATCTAACATCAACCAACACAGGCACATGCTCGATGTCACTTGCTTGAGAACAATCAAAATCACGATTTAATTGGTTATGCCAATCTCGTTCACTGCGGCCATAGCGTTCGGCCTGGATACAGTTTTGACAATACTGTTGATGAGCACGGCCTTGGCGTAATGTCTGTCGGATTTCCTGCATTATTGGACCATGTAGGATCTGTTCAATGCTGCGTTCATTGAGATTGCCCAGTGTGTTGGGATCACCGGCACAGCAAGTTTTAACGTCACCACGAGGATTTACGTGCAACCCACGCCAAGGAGCTGCACAGTAGAAATTAGGCATACTGTTATTTAATGGGCTTTTCGCCGGTGAGATAAGGAAGACTGAACCAAAGCTGGAACCATTCAGGAGTTCCAGGCTGGATGTTGTGTTTCTTTTGTAATTGAGCTTTTTCGGTACCGGTCAAGGATATGTTGCTGCCTTCAGAGGTTTTCCTGAAACTGTTGCCATATCCCTGTCGGCGGACACCAGCCAAGCGTTGTAGATCCTCTAAGGACACCATGATTGTTTGGCGTCGCCGTAGTATTCTCTGGCCAGACCGTTCTGGATCAATCCCGCACGCACACTGCGACCATCCACCAGGATGTCGCCCAGCACACGACCGCCAAACTTGTCCCAGGCATACAGCGTGACCTGGAACCGGGTTCCTGATGCTATGAGTTGTTTGGTCCAGGCCGATGCAGCTTCACCACGCTGTGCTTCTGATGGGCACTGGGCACGATGGCCTTTTTCCGGAGTGTCCACACCATAGATGCGTACGGCCAGTTCGGGTTTCAGCGGTGCCGGCAAGAAGCGGGCCGAGATCACTATGGTGTCACCGTCTGATACACGCAGGATCTGCGTGTCGTAGGTTTCACCGCGAGGTGTTTTCTGTGCCAGGGCCGATCCCATCATGACGAATACTGTGATTATTGTGATAATGAACTGTTTCAATTTATGGTTCCTTTGATCACTGCCAATCTCATCACTATGGCATCACTGCGGACTTGATTGCTGCGATTGACAATGGTTATATTAGCAGATCCTGTATTACAAATTGGAATCTAGTGTCCTGTGGCTGATATCTATTTAGCGTGGGTATCCACCAAAGCCTTGTACGGGACTCACGGTATTCACGCCCGGTGGTTCCTGGCTGCCCGGTTCGATCAAGGTCTCTGGTTTCAGTCCCAATTCTTTGAATGCTGTTTCGATCTTTTCGCGTTCTGCTTCGGTGTAGTAGCCAAAGTATCCACGATTGTTCATCCATGATGCGGCGTCGACTTTGTGGACGTCTGCGGGAGCACGGCCCATAAGCATGCCCGCACGATAGAGATCATAGTAGCGATCCGCGTCTGAACTGGTCAGGGCACCGGTGCTGGCATAGTCGTATTCGTCGCGGAGTTCGCCAGCCGGCCTGCGGCTACGGCGTTGGATAGTGCGTTCACTATCAGTGCGTTCCGTGATGAACTCACGTGCTCGCATGAGTTATACTCCTATGGGAGGTGGTAATCCCCAGTTGGGTAAACTGCCGCCGGCTTGTTGTACCGACACTTGACCAGATGATCTGCTGCCCAGTTCCTGCAGCGTGACGTTGCCGCCCACCACTGTGAGTTCGTTGCCCACGCCCACCCACACATCGGCCTGCCAGTTGGCTGGAATCACTGCTGCGTTGGAAAATATATTGCCACTTGCCGTGGGATATATGATGTTCACATTGTAGGTCACGGTGTTGTTGCCCGTGGAGATGCGGCATTTGTCTGTGAACCATGCTTGTGCGGATGCTGAAGTGTATACGTTGGCCTGTGCCATAGTTGTTTTCCTTTAGATTACCATGCCCGGCACGACCAATATCGGGCCTTCCAACGCGGTCCCGGATTGTCGCAGTTGTGGCGGGCCCGGAAGCTCTTGCGGCGTGCAGGGTTTGATTTTTTGATCCGCATGTTGGGATCGCCAAAGTTGACCTTGACCACATTGCCTTTGGGGCCACGCACATAGACCTTGGATTTTTTAACATCTCCTGCCATGGGCTTGCCCAGCGGCACTTCACGGCCCTGGTACTTGGCTTCAGCGGTCATGTTGCCTTTGAGTTCTTCTGCGTCTGCACCGGCAGCGTTCACGGGATCCACTCCATCTTCGTCAATGGTAGCAGTGCGACCAGCGGAGGAATCTGCACCAACAGGTGCGAGATCCGCGGCCTTGGCAGCCAGAGGATTGTTATGTGCGGCATCTGTTTCAGGTTCGTAGGGTGCAGTTTCTTTCACAGTGGCATCAACACCGGCTAATTCCAGCATGCGGCTCATGAAATCTTCTGCCACGGGTTCTTCCTTCATGAGATCTTGCCAGTGCTGCCGCGGACCAATGCCGCCACCGTGTTCGCCCACTAGATCGTTTTCTATTTCATCCTGGTGATCCATAGAACTCATGTCTTCACCTATGCTATAACCCATGCCAGCATTTGACCCTACAGCACCGTATCTTCCGATGCGTTCACCAATGAGTCCGTACTGCTCCAGCAAGGCCATGATCTGTTCATCGGCTTCCAGCACTATGCCATCTTCCATGGTGTCCACGATGTAGGTCTCGATCAGGCATTCTTCTCGCAGGTTTATGGCGAAATCATCGCCCGTGGCTGGTTCATCTATCCAGGCTTCGGTCTCAGTGATGTAGTCGCGTAGCGTTTTCATTTGGGCTGGAATTCCTTGTAGAGATCCATCAAACGACGCTCGGTCTGTTCTTTCAAGTTATCTGCTTCCGAACCAAGATTGAGGCTGCTGCTGCTGTGCTGGCCCAATTTCCGCATGCTCAAAGGATTGTCTGCAGGATTGTTGGGGTTGACCTGCAGTTTGGGACCGTTGAGTCCGCCTGCCAAGGTCTGGATCATGTAGTCAGTGTCAGCATACACAGTGTCATCAGCGGAATTGGCCAGGTCGGCTTCTTCTACCATCTCATGCTCACACATGCCTCGACCAGCACCACAGGTTGGGCAGGCATCATCATAGCCCCGGGCCTGCTCCATGCCGGCCAGTTTTAGGATCTGGGCCAGTTTCACAGCATCGTCGTCCGTGGCTGAAACAGATAGATTTTTGCGTCCATCTTCGCCCACTGACATGTTGATGCTCATGCCTTCTGTGAGCATGGTTTCCAAGCGTGACTTGTAAGACTCTTCCAGTCGACCTTCGTACACACCTTTGCCAAAGATCATGCCGCCTTTTTTGCCTTTGGGTGCTTCCATGGAAGGAGCCACTGAACCTGCCACGGTGGTCTCTTCTACGGATTCGTCTTTCTTGACCTTTTGTGGCAGACCTTTTTCTTTGGTCTTGGCGAATTTTTTCAATTCACCTGCAGGCATCCGGGCCATTTCTTTTGAGGCACCACGCAGTTCACTCTTTGGAATGTCGCCTTTTTGTGCAGCACGGGCAATGCCAGCAGCGGCACGCTGTGCTCGGCTCACGGCTTTCTCATCCAGATCCACTTCATCTAACTTGTCATGCTTGGCTCTGATCGAAGCCATTTTTTCTTTGCTGGCTCCTTCACGACCTGCTTGTTGCAGGGCTTTCATGCCGGCCTCACCGTATTTTTTCTTGCCAAGGTAGGCCTGCAGTGCGGATTCTTCCATGCCTTGTTCTTGGGGACGATTGGCTGCCAAATAATCACGTGCTGTGTCAATGTAGTCCATGGCCAGAGAGATCTTCTTCTGCACCCACTCTGGAAGATTCTCGTCAGCATCCAAGATGCTCTGCAGTTCTTGGGCAGCATCTTCTATGGTGCGAGCCTGGCTCTGGGCCATTTCACCTTCTTCGTCATACTCATCTTTGTCGTAGTCTTCTTCGAGATCAGTTTCTTTGATGGCAGGTTTGCTGTGCAATTTTGATGTGCCTTTAACTTTTGCACCGATGGCACGCTTCGAACCTTTAGGGCGACCTTTGGCTTTGGGACTGGCATACTTGTCTGCTTGAGCAGCCTTGCTACCATCATCGGCATCGGTGTCGTCGTCATAGCGAGCTGTGTGCTTGACACCAGTGGCGGTTTTTTCTATAGTGCCGCCCGTGGATGATTTGGCACGCTCACCGGGACGCAGTTCTTTGGGAAAACGTTTTTCATATTCTGGTGTGCCTGGAAACAAGGTCTTTTCTTTCTTTTCCATCACCCGCTCGTCGCTTGTGTCGCCAGTGACTTTGTAAACTTTTCCATCCACGCGGAATGTAGGTTTACCGGCCTTGATGGCTGCCAGGCGAGCACCTGTGAAGTCATTGCCTTCTTCAACATCGCCTTCGGCCACGCTTTCTTTGGCACGCATTTTGGCCAACACAGCACCGGCCACTCTTTCACCTGCGGCTTTGCTACCATAACGCTCGCCGGCCGACCGGGCGATCTTTTCAAAGTTCTTGCCGGGCTTGCCGATGTCTCGGCCGGCACGTGCGGCCTTGGCCGAATATGATGCTTCGTCCACTTCCTTGGCTGCTGCCTTCATGGGCTCAGTGCGATTACCATCTCGGTCGAGATCCAGGAAGTCGGGTTTGGTTCCACGGCCTTCCATCAAGGGTTGGCTTGCGGCATTGAAACGGTTCAGTATGTCGTAGATGTTATCCATGTTATCTTCCTGTGGGTTGTCTGCCAGTGGCTGGCCGTGGTGGACGCCGGATGGCAGTCATTGGGCTCTTGATGCCCTGGGGTAGATCGTTAGTGGTCTCTGCGGGCGGTGTCCGTCCACCAGCCACAGTCCAAACAGCATCTTCAGCGGAATTTTTCACTACCTGCTTGTCCTTGCCCACGGCTGAATAGTCTTTGATGAGATCTCGTTGTTCTTTGGTGTCTGCAGGATAGGGCGAGTTCAAGAGATCCTTGTTCTGCTCTTCGATGCCTAACAGTTCCTTGTCCATGCCTTCGGCATAGTTCAATTGACTGATCACGATACGATCAGCATCCAGTCCACACAGTTCAGCTATCTGCTGGATCTGCGGTCCTGTGGCAGGATAGCGGAACACAGCATCCATGATGTTCACGGACTCGTTGGAGAAAGCAGGAAAGTCCTGGGGCTGTGATAAGATGGGAGTGGTCTTGACTTCGCCCACTGACACCGGATCAAACTTTTTGAGTTTTTCCCGGAAGTCTTTGATGAAGCCCGAAGGCACATCACCCACGATTTTGATGCGATACGCGAAGGTTTTTTCGCTTTCGACTAGATAATCTTTGAAGTTTTTCATATCAGGATCCTATGGATATATTTAGCGTTTTGGTTCTTTTGTGGCTTCTGCGGGCCGCAACAGATGCCGCAGCAGTTCATTGCGGTCCAACACATGTCCTTCAGCAGTGGGCAGATGTTGAGAATCTTGATCGGTGTCTCTGTCCAGTTTGAGTTTCTTCATCTGCAGATCTATCATTTTCAGTTTCTTGTTCATCTTGGCTGTCTTGGCAGTGATGGCATGTCCCAGCATGGTGCTGGCCACAGAAAATATCTCTGACGCATAGCGGCTGTCCACCTGCATGCCTAGATCCATGAGATTGTCAAATTCTTGTGTGGCTTTTTCGGCCAGGGCATCCATTTCAGCATCGGATGCGTCCAGTCCTTTCACTGCTGGGAGGGCGGCTTCGATCTTGTCAAGAGCAGCCAGAGTCTCTGGCATGATGGGCAGGTTTGCCTCGATGTCGTTATCCGGCTCAGCAGTGTGGCTGTCTTGGTCTGTGGGGAGGTCAAAGAGTTCTTCAAGTTTTCTCGTCATGCGGATATTTACCGCTATTTTGAACCATTCCGGAAGATCTGGTCCTCATTGATCACCCGGAACTGCAGACCTTGTCGGCGGCACCATTTGGTGGCAGCATCCCACTTTGAGTAGTTAACGGCCACCACAGCACGATCTCGTGCGGATGCCTTGCTTTCTATCAGACTCTGTTTCTTGGGTTTGATCTCTATGACTTCGGCACACATGCGATTGTCTCGGGTGCGATAGGTTATCAGGAAGTCTGGCACATAGTTGGTCATTTTGCCAGTGAGTGGATGGCGATAGGGTATCACTATGCTTTCGCTGGCCCATTGCAGGATGTTGTCATTGGTATCACAGAATCGCATGAACGCCAGTTCCCAGCCAGACCGATATCTGGGCTCCCGCTTGCCCACATACTTTAATGGATTAGTGACCTTGTACACACCCTGGGCAAACTTGCTCATGGCAGCACGTTGCGAGCAGTCCAGAAGTTGGGTGTGACTGAGGCGTTGATGCCCAGTAACGTGGTGGGGCTACGCAGGCCATTGAGATAGTAGGCCAAGGTAGCAGTGAGCTGTATCTTGTCCATGTCTTCGATCTCGGCCAGCAAGGTCAGCACCGGGGTCTGTGTCTGATCTGCGATGCGGAACAAGGTGGCAGTGAAATTGGCTGCTGCATCCTTTGTACCAAACGCTGACTCAAAAAAACTGTTGACAACGTCGTATTCGTTGGCATCTACGTCTACTGCAAATTCATAGAATTCGTCGTACACACGCACTGTTAAATCCACTGCGGGGTTGATGGTGTTTACTGATCCCATTATGTCCTACCTCTGGGTGGCGTAGGGAATATGGGTGCCTGCAATCTCTGTGTGACACCTTGTAGGGCACCAGGTTGGCCATTGATCTGTGGTCTGACCTGACCAGGTATGGTATTACGTAGCACGTCTTTGATGCCGGCATTGGCTTCTTCTCTGGCGATGGCTTTGAGATCCTTGCCGCGGAAGGTGTTGTAGGCTGTGCCGGCTTTCTGTACCGCACCTATCACTCCGGCCACTGATCCCGTCTGCAGATCTTCGTAGATACCGATGCCAGCGTCCAGGAGGCCACCTTGGCCTAGGATGCTCTGCGTGCCACCTGGGCGACTCAATGGACTCTTGACCTGATCGTAGTATTGCGGATTGGCGAATCCCTGCACGTTGGTATCTGGTCGGCTTTTGCCAATGGCACCTGAATAGTATTTCACAGTTTCATAGGCCACGGTCATGCTGTTTTCCATGGTGCCGTTGCTTTCAGAATAGTTGTACTGGTCATGGGTCCACTCAGTGATCATGGGATTGATCAGCACATATTCCACGAACTTGTGCTGATTGAATCCGTAGATGCTGATGTCTCGGAAGAACGCAGGTTTTCCTGCTGCCGGATTTCCTCCAGGGTTGCCGCTCTGTGATCCATCACCGTAGGATTCACCCACATAACCCCAGTCATTGACCTGCCGATCGTTGGCATAGATGTCTCGGGTGTTGTAGCCAAAGCCGGCCTGTCGATTGGCACTGGGACCTATGCTGCCATTGGTAGCGGTCTGACCGCGATAGGGTTGATTGGGATCTTTGTAGTAGTAGGCATAGTAGTTGTACCACATGTTGCGGATCAAATCGCCGCCGTCATCATGGAATACCGCCCGTATGGGTTGGTAGTCTATTTTTTTCTGCACCAGTCGTTTGCGATTGTACTGGTTCAGAGTATCTACCTGCACAGTGTATTTGGGGAGTTCGATGTTTTTGATCAGGAGGCCCACGGTGCTGGAATCCGTGCCAGAGAATATGGTACGCAAGGCCGGTACTTCCGAAGTGTTGATGTTGAAATACACATGGAAAAGGAACTTGAGACGCGGCGAGTTTTCGTAACCATTGGTACGAAAGGTTTTGCTCGCATGGGTATAATCTTTGAGATAGTCGTTCCCAAAGAATGTTTTGAGGAAGTCCTGCCCAAAGGCCATGGCAGGATTATCCTGTGATCACGTCGTTGACTGTTCTCGCCACTGTGGATCCGACACCTGTGCCCAGCGGAGTCTGCACAGCATTGTCGTAGCGTATGGTCATTGCGATGGTCATTGGTGCTGATTCACTGTAGGTAGCGTCATTGTAGTTCACTGAAGTGAGATAACAACCATACAGTTCCCAGGTCTCCAGCACGTTGGGCTGGGCTACGCCATTGCCACCATCCAGCACTTCAAACTTTGTGGTAAACTTGTAGTCGATGCCAGATGCTGCTGATGCCATCTCCATGAAGTCCAATTGTTTCTGCAATTGCTCGCCTACCAAACGTGCCACTTGCCCAGAGGCATCGTCACGCAGGTTGCATGTAATGGTTTCCCAGGAATATTTGCCTGCGAGATAGAGATTGCTGTTGTAGATGGGTACCGTGATCTCTTCAAACGAAACCGAAGGTCGAGCAAAATCAATGACCTGCTTGGTGAGCTCGGTCCTGGGTGTGCTCACACCAAAGTTTTCAAATATCGCCCGGAAGCGGTACTTGAGTTTGGGCATGAGCAGGCCTTGGTTGGGATTGCTCTGATCGCTTGCCAAAGGCACCGTCATTCTTGTGAGTGATGAAACGGCCATATCTTGTTCTCCTTGATGCAATTATTTATGGCCTTGGAGGCCAAAAAAAATGGGGGCCGGAACCCCCATTTTCCTATCTAGCGACGCCGTTAGACGGTGGCTGACGACGCTACCTGTCCGGAACTGATCTCTCCAGTGTTCTTGATCCGCAGCGGAATGTAGATGAACTCAACAGCCTTCACAGGCTCGATGGCGATGTCCACATACAGTTCGTTGCGGTCGATACGTGCGGGTGTGTTGTTTGATTCATCGCACACCACCAGGTAGTCGTAGATACCACGCTTGGCAACGAGGTCGATCATGAGTCCATCGATGGCATTGGTGATCTCGTTGCGGGTGATCTGGTCATTGGGCTCGAACACGAATGTCTTGCCAATCTCTTCCAGTCGTCCACGCAGGAACGCTACCAAGCGTGCCACGTTGATGCGATCCAGGGCCGAAGTCACAGCAGATTCAGTCTTGTTGCCGTAGTTGGTGATGCCCACACCAGGTATGAACGTGATGGGGTTGATCTTGTTGGTGTACAGCACATCACGTATGCCCTGGCCCGTGGCTATTGTGATGAATTCTCCGGTCTGGCCGTTGACATAACCGATACGTTCTGCGTTGTCGATCACGCCCCTACGCACACCTGCGGGTGCCAACCACGGAAAGCTCACTTCGTCCGAACGGATGATGGTGCGTACCATCATATGGCTGGGTGGCTGTACCACCTGGCTTCCACCAAGATCCGTGGTCTGGCACGAGGGATAGAACGTGGCCAAGTAAGGATCTGAAGTGACCAGGCCGTCTTCGGTATCCGTTCCTAGACCGGCTGCATTTGTAGCCCAGGCCGTGATGGCATCGCCTGTGGGCGGCAGTCTCAGCGGGGTATCACCTACCACGAAGCCGGTGTTGTTGCGTTCATTGTTCAGTGCCACCATGTTGGGAATCAGTTCTGGATACTGTGGTGTGGCTAAAAGATTGAATTCAACTTGTTCTTCACGCAGGGTATCCTGTGTGTCAATGGCCTGTTTCATGGCTGCCACTACGATCTGACGTACTGCCTGCCGTCCCATGTAGGGCGATCCATTGGCACGATTTCCACTCACAGTGAGCCAGGTATTGGTTTCCAACGGACTCCAGTACGTGGTGTTGGTG